CAGCACGGACGGGATACCTGAAATCTTGTGAATGTTGTCCTCGATCAGCTTAAGATACTCGTAAGTTGCGCGAAGATCCGCAGTGAAAGCCAGATTCTCCACCTTAGAACCGATGGGGAGTCCAGACCACACCTTCTTAGCACCCTTCTCCAACTTAGACGCACGCGCGCCGTAAATGATAGTTGTTGGCTCAGCATGGTATTTGATGATCTTCCGTACGCTATTAGCGATGATGTTGTACTCCTCGTTGAGAGAACAGATGGACTCCAGATCGCTCTGGCCCCAAATCTTCAGTGGGTCGTCATAGTTCGGGAAGTGAACGACATTGACGCATCCAAAAGGGTTGGGCTGTTCGGGGCCGACTACACCGTCGATGACCTCCTGCCACTTCGTCGGAGTGATGTACAGCGTGCGATAGGACACAGCACCCTTGCCGTCCTTGGCAATTGGAATCTGGAACATGCACGCCTTCATCTCGTGAAGGTTGATGTCGTCGAACACCGGGAAGCAGAAGAACGGGTCGATCTCGAACATGCGCATCTTCCACTGATTGCGCGGCAGGTCGTTACCCTTCTCGTCCTTCGACTCGAACGTGAGGTAGACGAAACTGTCGCCCATCACGCTGTCGCAGATGCCTATCTTGCGCAGCAGGGAGTCCTTCTCATTCACATGCCAGATGTAATCGACTGCGGCGGCGAGGTCCTCGTTGCCTGCGTCCGACCCAACAGTGAACCCTTTCTCCGCAAAAAAATCTACGCTCTTGTCGGAGATGACCTGACAGAAGTTGAAGATGGGCTTGCGCTCGCCGTCCTCCCATTCGTTCTCGTATTGCTTGCCTTCGTACATGCGAGCAAACCGCTTGTAGCGGTTGATCCTCTGCATCGCCGTCTCGCGGTACAGCTCGTTGTAGATTCCTGCGTCACCGACTACGTTAAGGAACGCGAACTCGTCCCTAATCGCGTCCATGACTGTCGCGGGGCTGGAGCGGTACGGAAGGTACTTGTCGGTATTTCCGATGAAGTTCCGGCGCTTGATCTGAAGCAGCGCGATGTCTGAGGGTGAGACGGGCATAAATTTAACGTTAAATTTTTACCGAATGAACATGTTGGAGTCCGAGAAGTCAACCTCAACATTCTGGCTCTGTAGCAGAGTTCCCCATACAGCCATCATCGTGCTGTCACAGTTATGCACGAGGACGCCCTGACACACATACTCGTGTGCGTCTTCAACTTCCAGATTGTAAACCGGAACTAACGCTTCCGGGGAGACTTCAAAATCACTTATTGTGCGTTCGTCGCCAACGACGTGCCGCACAGCGATTGGAGCAAGTGAAAGACTTTCCTTGGCACTTTGTGCAATACGCCGTTCCACATTCTGAACATCTAAGCTTTCTAGGCTTAATTGCTTCGTACTGTTTTTTGAATCTCTCCCTAGCAAACTTCCTACCTTCGGGGGATTTATGCCAGCCAGAAGCCATTGCTGCTTTCTGAGCCAATTTGATATTCTGTTTGGCTTTTTTAATTCTTGCTGGCTCCGAAGCGTGTAGGCTCTGATGAACTCCTCTTCGCAGCAAGCCGTGGTTGGAATCTCGGTTGTTACTCCCGTCGCCGTCGATGTGATGAACGACAAATCCTTTAGGAATTGGTCCGTGACGCTTCCTCCATAAGTATACATGGAGCGAATAAGGCGGCTGCTGCCACTTAGTGTGTGCCCAAAAATACTCCCTATGCTGCCGCCTTTTCGACTCCGGGTAACGGTGGAAGCTGATTCCGTCGACGATAATTGTTTCTCTTTTTGGCATACCGATACTATGTCATCCAACATGAGCGAATCAAGTCTCACGTACATGTTGTCTTTCTTTACTGGATGATTCGCTGTGCCAATAAAATTTCCAATTCGATGCAGCTTTTTTAATCCTGTCTTTTTTGCCCAAAGGACTTTCTTAAATCCTTGAGAAGTTAAAACTTTCATGCCTGCTCGAATCTCTGAAATGGGAATCTCGCCAGATTCAGTTATGACAGGTGCGTAAGCTGGAAAACAGTAATCGTCATGGGCGTGCTTCTCGTCCGGGTGCGCAACGCTCATCAGTCCGTTCTTGTAGCTCTTGCGCAAGTCGAGCATCTGGTTGATGAAGCGCCGATACTCGTTCGTCAGTCGAACGTTGGGATTAGCGGGGAACGTGAGGCGACGGCCGCATATCTCCTGATAGAACGCTTTGTATCCGTCCGACTTGACCTTCGCAGAGAAGTTGAAGTCCGTGACCTCGACGTTCCTGTCTTCAAACACTGAGCACAGGCGATCATAGATCGGCTTACCTGCTGTGTTGGAGTCGGTGACTATCTTCGCCAGGCGAATGCCCCAAGAGAATAGGAAGTTCTTGATCTCCTCGAACTGCGTCTCGTAGTTGTCGCCGAACCACTCACGCCAAAGAATCACATGGCGCTTGTACAACTCGGAGGGCTCCATCCCATGCACGGAGTTGTTGTTCAACGTCTGCACAGGATTAAACCAGTCCACGGCAACTAGCGTGAGCACAGTCGAGTCGTGGTCGCGGCCCCAGTCTATTCCCGCCACGATGGAGTAGTTCTGCGGAATGGCTTGGGCGTCCCCTGAGTTGTAGTAAAGATTCGAGAACAGCTCCCCGGACTTCAGGGCAATGCCTACGTTGAACAGTTGCTCCTGCGTCACGAACATTCCACGCTCAAAGAGCCACTTGCATCCGTAGCTCATCTGGAACTCGTCGCTCGTCTCGCCTATCTGAGCTTTCTGCCCCTCGATGTACTCCCTGTACAGAGAGTTGTATCGGGAGCAAATCTCGTGCGGGTAGAAGAAGTTGTTCCTTTTATGTCCCGCCAGCTCCATGCGCTCGTTGTGCTTGATCGTCTCGTAGAAGGTGCAACGCTTCGTGGTCGCGGTTCCGATCATAACCATCGTCCCCTTCGTGGAGGCGATCATGGGCGACAGGGACTTCTTGATCTTCTTGTCCGAAATGTCCTGGGCCTCTTCTGCTACAAGTATCTGATGAGTCTCGCCTTCGATCTTCGCATTCTCTGAAGCGGTCTGACATATCAGACGGCTTCCGCTGGAGAGTCGGACGGTATCCCCATTGGCGACCTCTACGATGAGATTGAGTTCGGAGAGAATCTGCTTCGATGTCTTCGTCTCGAAAAACATCTTGACCCTAGAGAACATGATCTCGGACTGCGCCAGCTTCGGGGCGTAGATGCCAATCTTGACGCCATTCTTGAATCCACGGTAGCGACCCTCGTCGTCAGTAAGGTTGAAGCGCCAGTCTTTCAGGTATTGCTTAGCTAGCACAGGCAGCATCACCATCAGCGCGGAGATCGTGGCGGCAATAGCTTCGGACTTGCCGGACTGACGGGCTAGCAGTGCGGTGATCGTGTTGCCGTCACGAAGAAGGACGCTCTCGATGAGCCTGTAAGCGAACTGGACTTGGTAAGGGTAAAACTTCTTTTCACAGAGGGCCTGTGCCAACGCGAGTATGCGCAGCACTACATCTCCCAAAGGAACAACCGGGATTTGCGCCCCGGTTGTCTGATTGAGAATGGCCGGAACTGCCGGCTTAGCTTTCGGAGCAGGCTTAGTAACGGAGGGCATTCTTCCCAGTGGTGTAGTTTGACTTACCACCACGCGGAATGACCTTATCCGTAGCGTCACTGGAGTCGGGCGACCCCATCCCAGAGCCGGGGGAGCCTCCCGCGACACCTGAAACATCGTCGTTCTCCTCTGCGGAGTCGATGGCAGCTTCGGGAGTCTGTATCTGGCTGGCCCCTAGCAGGAATGCGTCCTGCGAGGAAAGCTCGGGACGTACTAGACCCTGCTGCTTCTTGAATGTGGCCGAGGAAATGTTCGTCTCGTAGTTCGTCCTGTGGCTGGTCGAAACAAGGTCGTTGGTCTGCTGGTCAAAATTGACGGCAGACTGGTCGGCCCGGGACATCGTGGACTTCGTGAGATTGTCGGAAGTGAAAGGTGCTGGCATGTTGGTTTACCCCTAGACTTGCTTGGGGTTTTGAAGTTTGCCCTCCAAAGAGGAGGTGGGTGTGGAAGAGTTGCGCGACTGACCTACGTCAGCCTGCGTGGAGCCCGGATTCGGTGGCTCGGATGGGGCAGCGCCTTTGCCGTAAAGCCACTTGCGGGTAGCCATGGTTCGGGCGGACTTGAGCGACCCGGAGGTCGGCGTCTTACCGCTGTCCGCCTGCGATTGCGGACCTTGAAGATACGCTGCTAGATTAGCCAGCAGCGCAACGTGCTCATCAGCGAGCGTCACGAGGATTAAGCCTCAGCGGACGCGAGTGCAGGCTCGGAAGCATCCACGACGACCGGAGCCGTATCGTGGGCAACGAACACAACGTCGCCGTTCATCTGCTTCGACCTCAGGAGCTTCTCAGCAGCCATCGGCGAAACAGACACCGGAACATGACGGGTGAACGTGTAGCCTTCCGCAGTAACCTGTAGGTAGGGTCCAACGTATTTGATTTTGTTCATGTGGTTCGGGTAACTTCTGATTGATGGATGCTTGCTATGGCGGGCTTTGGCAAGCCTTTTTTTGAATCAATCACAACAGTCGATCCCAACACTGCATCACGTATCAGTTCCTCCGATATGTCTGCTGGGCGCGGGGCCATTATATCGCCCTGCGCAAGAGGCACTTCGGGGAGAGCTAGCTGCGGCTCATTCTGCTTCATGTCGGCAGTCTCCTTGACCATCGTCTCTAGTTTCATGCCGCCAAATATCTGTCCGACAATCGTCGCGTCTCCCTCCAACGTGACTGTCTCCTCCTCGTTCGCACTCATCAGTTCGTGAAGGTCGCGCAACTGCTGGAACGCTAGCGCAAGGGACTCGCTCGTCTCGGTGGATGGCATGCCGCCGTTGGCGGTTTCGATGATCGACATTAGCTGCGCCCGCTTCATCGAGTTCCCCACCATCAGCTTCATGTACTTCACTAGGTCGGCTGGTGTCTCGACCTTGTGCGAGTTCAGGTACGGGAGGAACGCGCACTCGTATCCCGCCTTAAACTTGGGGCACACGCGGCTTATTGAGCACGCATTGCACTGAAGCGAGGGCAGGTGACGTCCGTGGAGGCGTCTCGCTTTCCATAGGACCTGCTCCGCGGGGCGACCGGCTTCCTTTAACGCCGCATCGGAATTTAACGTTAAATCCGCGTCGGGCTCTTTGAAGTGGGCCTTGCGGGTAATCGTCAGCTTCACTCGTGAGGCTGGACGAACTTCCTCGTCGCGCTTCTTGGCGACGACTTCCACCGGGGCGCTCTTTAGCTGCTCCCGCCTAACAGACTCCGAAATCTTCGTGAGTCGTATCTTCGACTTGTGCAGCAGACCGCTGTCGCGGCTGGCAATCGAGAGCTTACCTTTTCGTTTCAGTAGATTCAGTTTCATTTGACTGAATCTATCCGTAGCCGACTCGGTTACTATCTGTCAAGTCATTGTCTGAAGAGGAAAATCAGAATGACTGCGGCCATCAAGAGACAGGAAAGGCAGAGGAAGTTGTTATACCACTTCCCGTACCTACTGTACGCCTCATAGTTTACGTACGAGGCGAACGCCAACATGAATACGAATATGAAGAGCATTTTATTTTTCGTCAGGGACGTCTTTGTGACCTACCCGAAGTAGCACAGTGTTCTTCACTAGGCCGGGATGAAGTCCTCGGATTA